ATATAGTTCAACCGTTATTGAAAAGGATGAACATAGAAAATCTCGGCAGTATAAGAAATTGTCTCCGAAGATGAAGGACGCTGTTGACCAAATTTTCAATATTATGGATTCTAAACCTTCAGATTTCCTAAATACTTTTGAGAAAACTATAAAAGATGTTTCAAAAAAATTTAAGGTGGCGGAAAAAGACCTGATGAATTATTTTGAAAAAGAAATGTTATCAATTTAGGAGTGGATAATGGCCATTGCAACACAGACATTAGTTGATTCGGACTTTGAAATTATCACAAAGCATACGATTACAGGAACAAACGGAACCGCATTAAAGGTAGTAGATGTTTCTGAAATTGCCGGTGCGGCTACCGCTCCTAGAGTATCAATCGTTGCTTGTCAGTGGACTGTTAGTTCAGTAACAGAGATTGAATGGGACGCTACATCAAATGTAACTGCACTTACATTAAATGGTAATGGTACATACAATGGTGGTGGCCAGTCTTTACCCTCACTTTCAAATAACGCTGGTAGCGGTATTACTGGTGACATCTATATAGAAAATGACAGCGCTTGCGTAGGTACTATTATTATAAAAATGAAAAAAGTATCTGGTTTCGATAATATCACATAAGGGATAATGTTATGCATACAGTAAAATTATTTTCGGAAGCAGTAGAAAATGTAGAATACATTTGCGAAGAAAAAGATGGTGGCAAGAAAAGCTATAAGATTCGTGGTATTTTCATGCAAGCTGACATTAAAAACCGTAATGGTCGTGTTTATCCTATGGAAATTCTTCAGAACGAAGTTCAAAAATATAATAAGAATTTTATCAAAGAAAAACGTGCATTTGGTGAGCTTGGACATCCTGATGGGCCAACGGTCAATCTGGAGCGTGTCTCCCATATGATTACTTCTTTGACACCAGATGGTAAGAATTTCATTGGTGAGGCTAAGATTATGGCCACTCCTATGGGCGAAATAGTTAAAAATCTTATGGATGAGGGTGCTAAGTTAGGAGTTTCATCTAGAGGTATGGGTAGTTTGGACCAAAAAAATGGTGCTAATTATGTGAGAGATGACTTTTATCTTGCAACCGCTGCTGATATTGTTGCAGACCCTTCTGCACCAAATGCTTTCGTAGAAGGTATTATGGAAGGTAAAGAATGGGTTTGGAACAATGGAGCGTTAGTAGAAGCGGAACTTGTTGAGTTAAGGCGGAAATTTGATGTTAAAAAACATCAAAGGAATGCAAAAGTTGAGGCTTTAGAATTTGCTAAATTCCTCAAAAGATTATAATTTATAAATATAATAACACAAGGTAAGGAGACAAACCTATGTCCGAATTAGAACAGACAATTGAAGAACTTGAAGCGGAAGTTATGGCTGAACTTGAAGAAGCCGAAGACCACACAGAAAATGGTGTTGCTCCTGCTCTTGAAGAAGTTGATGAAAAAATTGCAGTCAACGAAGTGCAAGATACTGTTGAGTCTGTAGTTGATCTGGAGCAAAAAGATGCTCCTGAGAAACTTGCTGTTGGTGATGAAATCGCCCATGATGGCAAGGAACTTAAAGAGAACAAAAAGATGACCAAGGCACAGACTTTAGAGCAGATTGGTAAAATGAAGAAGGCAGACATTGAAGAAATGCTTGCTGCTCATGCTGCCAAACTTGATGAGGCAGATAGTGCTGCAACTGAAGAAGAGTTGAAGAAACTTGAAGACCAAAAAGCAGAGATTGATGAGAGAATTAAAAACATCTCTGTGAAAGAGGATATGGAAGCTCTGATGAGTTCTGAAGATTCTCTTTCTGAGGAATTTAAGGTTAAGGCCGCAACAATTTTTGAGGCCGCAGTAAAATCTAAGATTCGTTCAGAGATTGAACGGATTGATGAGGAAGTAAAATCTGAGAAAGAAACCGAAATGGAAACTTTCAAGGAAGAGATTGCAGAGAAGGTAGATACATATCTCAATTATGTTGTTGAGGAATGGACTAAAGAAAACGAGTTGGCAATCGAGCGTGGTTTAAAGGGTGAAATTGCAGAAGACTTTATTTCTGGGTTGAAACAGTTGTTTGAAGATCATTACATTGATGTTCCAGACGAAAAGTATGACGTTTTGGAAGCACAATCAGAGAAGATTTCCGAGCTAGAAGAGAAGTTGAATGAGGCAATTCAAAAGAGTGTTGACCTTACATCTTCTAATTCAACTCTAGTTCGTGAACAGGTTATTTCCGAAGTTTCTGAGGATTTGGCCGATACCGAAATTGAAAAGTTTAAATCACTAACTCAAGATGTTGATTTTGGGAATGAAGATTCTTTCCGTGAAAAACTTAATACACTGAAAGAAAGTTATTTCCCAAAAGTTAAAACATCTAATGATTTAGATATTGATGATGAAGATGGTAGCACCGCACAGGACGTTGATACGACAGATGCCATGAAAACGTATATGTCGGCAATCAGTCGTAATCAAAAGGCGAGTGCATAAAATATTATATTAACAGATGTAAATTAAAAGGAGAAACAAAATGTTTCAAACAGAACATCTACAAGAAAAGTGGCAGCCAGTCCTAGAACACCCCGATCTTCCACGGATTGAGGATTCTTACAAGCGGGCAGTTACTACTCTCATCTTAGAGAACCAAGAAAAAGCAATGCGTGAGGATCGTGGTTTCCTTACAGAGACAGCGCCAGTCAACAGCATGGGTGGTGGGCAGATGGATACATGGGACCCAATTTTGATCTCATTAGTTCGTCGTGCGATGCCTAACTTGATTGCATATGACGTTTGTGGTGTGCAGCCAATGACAGGCCCAACGGGCTTGATCTTTGCGATGCGTTCCTCGCTCGCCTCTCAAGATGGTGCAGAAGCCCTCGTTGATGAAGCATTTCCTGATACATCCAACCAAAATGCTGCCGGTACAATCGGTGGTGGAGATGTTGGTGCCACAGAAACTAATCCTGCTGTTCTTAATGACAGTCCTTCCGCTGGTACTTATGTAAGTGCCACTGGTATGACAACTTCTCAGGGTGAAGCGCTTGGCGATAGTGCGAATAACTCTTTTGCTCAGATGGCTTTCAGTATTGAAAAGTCTACGGTTACGGCCGTTTCCCGTGCGCTCAAAGCTGAGTACACAATGGAACTTGCACAGGACTTGAAGGCAATCCACGGTTTGGATGCCGAAACAGAACTCAGCAACATTCTTTCTTCGGAAATCCTTGCTGAAATCAACCGCGAAGTTATTCGCTCGTTGTATGTTACTGCTGTTAAGGGTGCTCAGGTTAACACAACTACTGCTGGTATCTTCGACTTGGATACAGATTCCAATGGTCGTTGGTCGGTTGAGAAATTCAAAGGTCTTATGTTCGCAATCGAACGTGATGCCAATGCTATTGGTCAACAGACTCGCCGTGGTAAAGGTAATATGGTCATCTGCTCCGCTGATGTTGCATCTGCACTTCAGATGGCTGGTGTTCTTGATTACACGCCTGCGCTTAACAACAACCTTAATGTTGATGATTCGTCTACCACATTTGCTGGTGTGATGAATGGTCGTTACAAGGTTTATGTTGATCCTTATTCTGCCAATGTTGCTGCTTCGCAGTACTATGTTGTTGGTTATAAGGGCACTTCGCCTTACGACGCTGGTTTCTTCTACTGCCCATACGTTCCTCTTCAGATGGTTCGTGCGGTAGGTGAGAATTCCTTCCAGCCTAAGATTGGTTTCAAGACTCGTTATGGTCTTGCTGCTAACCCATTCGCTGCTGCGGGTGCGGTTGCTGCCGCTGACACGGTTAACGCCGATGCTTCACTGGATGCGAACACCAATGCTTGGTATCGTCGCGTTAAAGTCTCTAACCTTATGTAAAATAAGGGGTCTAATAGACTTTAAAGGGGGAGAGCTTTTGCTCTCCCCTTTTTTTTATTATAAATAGATGTATGACAACTGCACAATCACCACTATCACGTCAACCAGAAAAGTTAGACTATGCAAGTCCAACACAATTTAGGTTTGGT